TCTTACGAAGACGATCAAGCGCATAAGCCTGCTGCCACTCCTCACCATACAAACCAAGAGTCTTCTTAGTATCAGACCGACCATACAAACCCGTATAACCATACTCTGACAAACGCATAGCATCAGTAAAATTATACTTAGGCTCACTAGTCTGCGAATTATACGAAGAGTAGAACTGATTACGATCCCCAATCAGACGCTCCTGCTTAGCAAAATACTTATTAGCCTTAACAACCTTAGGTCGCACCTGTCGCATAAAATCCTGAAAAGCATTAGAATTATACTTCACAGGAGCCTGAGAAGTAGTGTTAGTATTATCAGGCGTATTCTGCACAGGCTTAACACCCATCTGCTTACGCCAATTATCCATAAAAGTAGCCATAAAACTCCAATCCAGTACACCGGAACATCACAAAAGCGGCCTAAGTACTATAAAATTATTATCAGGACGAGCGAGGAGCGGGACGACCCTGACTCCCACGATTACCATAAGTAATCGCATTACCACGCAAATTATTCAACCCAGCAATACCAGACATAGCCGCAGACAACGCGGAATACTCGTCACCAGCAGTACTAGCAGCAGGAGTCGTAGGCGTAGTCGTACCAGACTTACCACTGTTACCACTACCCTTAAGAGCCTTCTGAGCAGCCTGCCACTGCATCATCATACTAGCAACATCAAACGGATTCTGATTAAACCCAATCTTCTTACCCTTAGTCTCAGCAAGCATCTGACCCAACTCCATACGCTTCATACGCGCAGCATCCGTAGCCTCACCAATACCAAGCATCATAGCCTGACGATTAGCCTCATTAGCCTTAAGAGTATCAGCCTCCAAACCAGCAAACTTAGCAGCAGCGCCACCCATAAGCGCCTTAGAATACACATCACCACCCTGACCACCCATACCACTAACAGTACCAGCAGCAAGCGCCGTATCCGCAGCAGTACCAGTATCAGCACCAATAGCACCAGCAGCAGACTTCACAATATCAGAAACACCCTGACCAGCCCTAGCAAAATCCATACCACTAAGAGCATTAGCAAACTCAGTACCCTTACCCTTATACGCAGCAGTAACCTGATCAGCACCCGGAATACGACCCAGAATACTCTGATACTGCTTAACAACCTCACTATTCTCAGGCTTCAACAAAGCCATTTGATTAGTAAGCGTACTCAACATAGGATTAAACTGACCCTTCTGAGTCTTCATCCAATTTATAAACTGCTTCTTAGAAGGATTAGTATATCCACTCATCCAAGCATTCTTGTCCTTAGCCATACTGCCTCCTAAGCCTTTTTCCATTTACCATTAAGATACTGCATTTTCTGCCCATTCACCGGATTAGTCCAACGCTGATAATTCTTAGCATTCTTAGGCGGACTACTAGCAGCACTACCAGCCGGAGCCTCAGTAGGCATATTAGCATTCACAATACTATTCTTAGCAGCCTCGGCAGCAAGACGATCAGCCGTATCCATACTCTGCGCAGTCTGCAACTGTTGATAAGAAGTACCAATAGGACTAAGACCCTGACCAAGAGCACTAATAAACTCGTTCTTAGCCTGCCCCAACTGTCCCCTAGTCTGCGCCTCAGCCAATTGCCTACGCTGATTCATAAGACCACCACCGATCTCACCACCAAAACCACGACTAGCAGCCTCTTGAATAGCCTCAGCCTCAGCACCCGCACCCGCACTACCAATCTGACCAAACAAACCACCGCCACCAATACTAATACTACTCATAGCCTGAGCCAACTTGGCCTGATCAACACCACCAGTAGCCTTATCAAAAAGACTATTAGGATCAAACGCTGCCTGAGCAGCCTCAGTACTATAACCACCAGTACTATTAGGCGCAATAAAACCATACTGACGAAGCAACGTATTCTGCGTATTCCGAGCCTGATTAAGGGCATCCTGATACGCAATAGTTGCTTGTCCAGTATAAGTTAATAAGTCTTCACCAGCCAAGTTTCACCCCCTTAATTCTTTTTAATCCAAATATAACCAGTAGGCTTAGCAGCCAAACCAGCAGTAGAATCAATCGTCCAACCACTAGGAGCCGCAGCACCAGCATAAAGCACAACCATATTAGGCTTAAAAGCCTTATCTTGCAACTGAGTATCAATACTAGTAACCACACTATTAATACTCGTAAACCCCGCCGTATCCGTACCATCAATAGTTTTAAAACTATAATTAGTAGTCGGCGTACCAGTAGCATCAGCAGCCATCAATAACCCCCTTAAACTCTCTCAAATTATTTAAAATACGATCATCATCAGGCAAAAACTCCAACGCCTTCTCACACCACTCAATAGCCTCAACATCCTGACCCAAACGAAACGCAGCAATACTACCAATATCCCAAATAAAACTATCCCAAGCCCAAGCCTCATTAAAATAATGAAGCGGCTTATCAATAATACTAGTAGCCTTCTTAGCCGCAAAATAACACCCATGCCAATCCTCAACCACATAATAATGATTAGCAAGAGCGACCCAACCCTCACGACCCTCAGGATACTCAGCCACAGATTTAAACAAGTAAGACTCAATCTCATCACGATCAGTACAACACATACTCATATAACGATACGAATTAGCGCGTTCAGCCTTCCAAGTAGCAGTAGGAAGACTCAGATGCCGCTTAAACTCTACAAGAGCCTCCTCTTTACGACCATAAATAAGAAGTTCACGCGCATAATAATGAGCATTACGATCATCATGCGGATCCTCCTCAACACTCTGCTTAAGAAGCGGCAAGTATTGACTACGAGGCTTAGAATTATCAGGATGATGATGAATCTCAATATCACACCACACTGCTTTTTCTTGATGATTAGTAGGCTTTAAGGCTTCGTGAACAGGATGCTTCCAAGTATAAAACTTACGAGCATGAATCTTATCACCACCATATACTAAGCCTTCGGTACCATTATCATTCCACGACCATACATACTTGTATCGTGGACGAGTAACTCGCATCTCATGCATAAGTTCAAGATGCTTACGCCAACCCGGCACAAGAACCTCGTCCAAATCAAGAGCAATACAATAATCATAATCTTGTGGAATAGCATCAAGACTCTTGTTACGTGCTACATCAAAACGCCAAGGTTTAACTTCAATCTCAACGACACTAATGCCAAGATCCTTAGCGATTTGTACTGTATTGTCTGTTGATCCTGTATCAGCGAGAAGGATCATGTCCGCTTCTTTTGCGGATTCTGCCCAACGTTCTACGAATTGTTCTTCGTTTTTGCTGATACTATAGATTGCTACTTTCAATTCTACTCCTTATAATTCTGCTGCTGCTCGCCAAAAAAAGAATGATCTATAACCAGCCGCCGTAGTATAAATACTAAGACCCGATTGGCTCTTGTATTCTAAAATACTAGTTAAGTCACCTAATCCCGGCGCATGGCTTGTAAAACTACCACCATTATAAATATTATCGTTTACGCTTGTCCACGCTCTAAAATCAACCGTTGGAACCGCTCTCATTTCAACAGGAAACGGAATACGAACTCCTCCACCATTTGTACTTGAAGTAATCCAGCAACAGCCAGAATTCATATTACTGTCTGCGGCTAATGTAGTAAAAGTAGTTTGAGTAATAGGAGTAGACTTAGAAAAATATCGTTGACATTTTCTTAACGTAGTCTCAAAAGGCTCAAACTCAAAAGGAGTAGCAACACTACCAGCCTCTAATTGAACACCAGTAACCTGCCAATAATTACTAATAGCACTAGCAACATTAGTTTGACCAACCGCATAATTAATTCCCGAATAAGATCCCCAAGAAGAAGGAATACTACCAGAAGTCCAAGAAGATCCAGCGCCCAAACCAAAATCAACCCATAAAGAATCAAGATTATCATTATCAAAAGCGCCACTGGCATCCGCAGCAAATACAACCGTTTTCTTTTCCCAAGTAGCACTAGCACTAATAGCATACGACGCTCCAATATGACGATTATTATCATTATCATACAAAGCAATAGTATAAGTACCTGTTACATTCGATTTAACCCAAAACTGCAAACTAAAAGACTTAGCACTACTAGTCCCTTTAGCAAAATGTTGAAGATTTTGACCTTCAATCTTGTGTCGAATCCATAAACCATCTCCAGCAGAAGGACTAGCCTTAGCAGCCGTGCAAAGCATTTTAAGAGACTTACGATGACCACTGCCCGTAGGGGCATCATTTTCTACACTTTGTGTCCAAGTTCCTAACGTAATGTTTCTAGTACTAAAACGATCAACTGTATAATATCCGTCGGCAGTAATACTAGCAACACTAGAACTACGCTGAGCCACGTTCATACCACCATTAGTAATAACATTACGAAATGCTGGTGCTCCTACATTATCATCATAACCATGGCCTACAACCGTCATAAGAACACCTCCCTATCCAAATAATTAATAGCATTAAAAACACCCTCAAAAGTATCCCCAAGACACCCAATACCAATATTACAATTCCCACAAATAATACCACGAACATAAGAATTAGGACCAGCGTCCACATGATCCATACACTTAGTCAAACGCTTAACACTAGTATCAAATTCTTTACCGCAACACTGACAATGCGTAACATCATCCCAAATATTTTCATACTCTTCATAATTATTACAATGCTTATAATAAGCGCGCCGATTAGCCTTTGATTGTTGTTTCTTACGCTGATCCTTATTATTACTTACCCATTCTTTATTCTTATCATACTCACAAGATTTACAAATACGTGAGTGTTTACGATAATCTTTAGAGGGTTTTTCTGTATTGCATTTATTACATACAGTCATAACACCTCCTTAAAGTAAAATAGGTCCATAAACAGTAATATATGAAGGAACATAACCTGTAGCATTACCATGAATAGCACTACCATTAGTATTAGATCCTGAATACATTGCTCTAGCATTTATTGTTGCTGTTCCCGCGGAAGGAGTATAATAGAATTTAGAAGATAAAACACCATATACACGATAAGTAGATACCGCAACCGGTCCAAAAACAGCACACGTACCTAAAGAAGTACCAGAACCATCAACAAAAGCAACAGAAATACCGCCGTTTAAATCAGTTCCAGTATATACATATGGGCTAAAAATTTCAATTAAATACGCACTCGTTCCATCCGCAGTCCACGTAATATTAGTAAAAATATTACTTGCACCAGCAACAGTAGTAGAAGTAATACTGTAAGTACTTGTTCTAGATTGATAGCCTAGTCTTTTTAAAGAATTATATTGTGTATTTAATTGATTATCAATACCTTTAAGATGGGCTGTAAGATCAGTATTAGCCCCTGCTTCTGTTGGGCTAGAATCACGAGTATACCGAGTAGGAACAAAATCAATCTGAGCACGATCAGCATCAATAATATCCGAACCACCACGAATATGACTAGTCGCATGAGCAACAGTACTAGGCTCAACCGTACCACCAAGACTAGCCTTAATAATCTTAACCGGGCTACCCGTACCAGCCGCCACAAGATTAGGAAGATTAAACGTAGTAGAACCATCACCACTACCATAAGTAGTACCAATCAAAGCAAACAAATCAGCATAACTAGTACGACTAACAGCACTACCATCAGCACGAAGATAACCAGTAGGATAACTAGACGTAGTAGGCCAATCAAGCATAGTGCCCACAGGACTCGTAGAAAGGCTCGTAGTCGTCACCGTACCAACACTAGTAGTATACCTAATAAAATACTTACCCGTCGTAGCAGCCACGCTAGGCACATTAAACGTCGTGCTACCATCACCACTACCATACGTTGTACCAATAGTAGAAAAAAGAGTAGCATACGTTGTACGACTAATAGCACTACCATCTGCTGCAACCCAGCCCGGAGGAGTAGTAGTCGTATTAGCAAACCAGAGAATACTACCAACAGGCATACTATCATTAGATGTAGTAGTGTTAGTATTGAGATTCCATTTTACTCCATCATAGGTCCATGAGGAGGTGCCGCTTGTAAATACTTGTCCGTTTGTTGGACTGTTTGGAAAATTAATAGCCATTCACACCTCCTTTAACCAACACGAATAGGAGTAATGCTTAATTGCCTACTCCAAAACTCTGCATTTACACCGGCATTAGAAACAGCGTACTGTAATTTAATAGTGTTTCCCGATAAAACACCACTTCGTTTAACAATACCACCTATTGTCGAATTACCAGTGTATGCCTGTCCATCAACGTCATCACTCCAAGCAATACTAGTTGAATCTCCAGTTACAAAAACACGGACATTTCCAGAGGTAGTATTTGACTGACAAAGCGCCTTAAAAGTACATAAATAATCTCCCGCTAAAGGGGCCGTAATACTTGGACCAGCAGTACTTAAATCACCGTAAAAAAGAGAACTATACGTTTGACGAGTATTATAATTACGAGAACCAGCAGTAGCAACTAACTCTCCTCCGCCAATAAATTCCCATTTATAAGAAGAAGAACTACTAGCATTATAACGAAATTGCCAAATAACGCCATCTGCAGCACTAGCCTGATAATAAATAATTTGCCCATCATAGGGAGTACTAGGCAGACTAGTGACAAATGCGGGAGCAAGCGCGGTATTTACACCACTAAGATGCGCCGTTAAATCAGTAGCATCGCCTGCACCACTAGCAGCCGCATTACGAGTATAAGCAGTAGGAACATAATCAACAGTCAAACGATCACCATCAATAACATCACTACCACCACGCACATGACTAGAACCATGCCCCGGCACAACAATACTCGTAGGATTACCCTCCTCAACCCACTGAGAACTAGAACCATCATTATAACGAATATACGTCTTAGCCGTAGTAGAATCAAACCAAGTAGTACCCGCGCCCGTAGCACTAGGAGCAGTATCACTAATAATATATGAACCAGTAGGACCAGTGGGTCCAGTAGCACCATCCGCGCCAATATAACCAGCCGCACCAGTAGGGCCAGTAGGACCGGTAGGACCAGTTGCGCCAGTCGCACCAGCAATACCATTAGCACCATTAGCACCAGCACTACCAGTCGGACCCTGAGGTCCAGTAGGCCCTGTAACAGTACTAGCAGGCCCCGTAGCACCCGTTGGACCCGTAGGACCAGTAACCATACTTGCAGCACCCGTAGGCCCTGTAGGCCCCGTAGGACCCGTTACACCCTGCGCACCTGTAGGACCAGTAACAGTACTATCCGCACCGGTCGGACCAGTAGGACCTTGAATACCCTGAGCACCAGTCGGACCCGTAGCACCAATAGCACCCGTTGGACCCGTCACAGTAGACGCAGCACCAGTAGGACCAGCCGGACCCTGAGGACCCGTAGGACCAACACCACCAACAATAGTCCAACTAATACTATTAACACCAATAACAATACTACCAGCCGAATTCATCATAAACGTAGAACCAGCCTGCGTATCACCACCCTGAATAATCGTAAAATCACCAGCATCAACCTGATCAGCAACATGATTATCATAATCAGTAGCACGAATAAGTTTCCACTTAGAACCAGCATCACCAACAACACTAACAGTATAAATACCATTCTGAGTAGCCGTAGCCTGATTCTTAACAAGGATACGATCACCAAAACTAGGTGTTACACCATCAACGCTAAGCGCACTATTAGTACCAGCCTCTAAATAAGCGCCAACACCATAACCACCATCAGCACCAAGAGTACCAGCAGTATAAGTAGGCGAATTAGCAAGCACAGCAATAGTAACAAAATTACAAGCATCATGTGCATTAGTAGTTCCTGCCGGTCCAGTCGCTCCCGTAGGTCCTGTAACACCTTGTGGACCAGTAGGACCTTGAGGTCCCGTTACGGTACTAGCAGCACCAGTAATACCCTGAGGACCAGTAATACCCTGAGGACCAGTAGGACCCGTAGGCCCAAGCGGACCAGTAGGACCAGTAGGAAGATTACCAATAAACTCGCTACGAACCCAACCAGTCGTAGGAATACGAGTAGTATTATCACCAGTACTAGGCGTAGTAGTCGTAGGACTACCAGTAAGATTAACACTAGACTTAATAGTCAAAGCATTATAAGCACCAATAACATCACCACTAAAAGTAGAATTAGTAGTTAGAATAGAATACGAAAAGCCAGACAAACCAAGAGTTTCAAGAACAACTACAATACGATCAGCCAACTCCTTAATCCTAATTGGAGCATTACTAATGTCGTCCCCATCAAGAGGATACGGAAAACTATAAATACTAGTATAAGCCTTTAAATCAGCCACACGCACCCCCTCACAAATTAATTAACAGGAATCTTAATATTACCACCAGCAACAGTCTCACCCGTACTAGCCACGCCAAGAACCTGACGAGTATACGAGTTAACTTCCTTACGAATAATCATAGCCAACCAAGACTGAAACTCTTGCTTACCCTTCGGCGTACTCAAATCAAAATCCGGCATAGTATCCATACTAAACCCTACCCGACCGCATAGGCTTAAATCCAACACTAAAACCTTGAATCTCAACACGATTAGGAACAGTAGTAACACCATTAAACGGCTTCTTATAATCATTCATCTGATACAAACGAAAACCAATACTCGCCTTACGCCAAGCAAACCGCTTAGAATAACGATTAAAATCACTCGTAAACAACTCATCCCAAGAATACAAAGCATCCTCAACACGCTTCCAAGAAGCCTTATTAGGAGACACAATCTTCGGGAACTGAATATCCGTAAGATAATTCCAATCATAACCCGTTTCAGTAAAGATCTCCCAATACTTATGCTTCTTCTTATTAATATCAACTTCATCATTATCATCATCGTCAACAAAATCCATACGAATAGCACCATCATATAATAGCATACTAACCATAATACGCTGGAACCACTTCCGAAGAATAGGATCACCAACAGTAAAATGCTTTGTCTGCATATAAAAATCAGGACCAAACACAAGATCCGTATAAGGAATATTAAGTTTTTCTACAAGCAAATCATCAGTACCATTAGTGTTAGTATCAAACACAGGATGAATATCAATAAGCCGCGTCTTAAGAGCATTACTCTCCACACTATTAACACCAACAAGAGTTTTCAAACCATTCGTAGTCTCAATATTAGCAACACCACGATAATCCATATTACTAAGCGTAGTAATAGCATTCGTAGGCAAATACAAACAAAACGTCATACTCGTATTCTTACGAAGAGGACCCCACTTATACTCACTAGTAGTCTGCTTCCAAGCCACATTCGACGCATTAACCTTACCAGTCGCCGCAACACTAGCCACATTAGAAGCAGTCTTAGCATAAGACACCGTAGTACTAGTAATCGCAGTAACAGTATAACGACCATTAAACGTAGCATCAACACCAGACACCCAAATACTATCACCCACACTAAAAGGATGAGAAGCAAAAGTAAGAGTAGCAACATTAGAAGTTAATGCCTTATTAGTAACAGCGTACCGCGTAGGCCACTTAAACCCTAGACCAGTACTAGCCGACTCCTCAGGATTATTAAGAATCTTACGATCCCAAAAAATAGGAGTATTATTCTGAGTAAAAAAATCATCATACTCAAAATCAGAATCAAACTCATCCCAAGTACGATCCGCAATACCCTCAGTATTCTGCCAATCAGCAGCATAAATAGGCTCATAACGAACCGGATCAAACGGAGACTTCCAAGCAGTATACGACATAATAAGATTATTCTTATGAATAAAACCCATCACACGATCCTGCTCAGGATTAAACACATCAAGACTATCAGTATAATACAAACCAAGATTATCCTTAGTAAGATTACGCACACTAGCCCCATCAAAGAACATAATACCAGCCTTAGCAGCCCAGAACACACCACCACCATACTCTACAATACTAGACGCACACAAACACCCATCAGGAACAAGTTGCTCAACCGAAAAGTTAGTACGATCATTACCACGCAGAATATAAGTACGATCCTCAAGAAAAACTAGAAGACCAGCCGACGAAGCACCCAAACCTCGGAACTGGCTCTTACCCGGAAAAATAATACTATCAGCAGAATCCTTAGACAAATCAACTGCTTCACGATCATGCGGAGCACTAAACACCACACGATTAACATTAATATCTTCCTTAGCAAAATTACCATACCACTGATAACCAGCATACACAGCCGTATACAAACCAGCAAACTCACTAGCCTCACGATTATTAACAATCATATCATTATTAGTAGAACCAATATTAATACCACTACTAATAGGACTCATAACATACTCATCACCAGCCATACGAACACCAGTATCCGCATAAGTACGAACCTCACGATTATCAATAACAGTCTCAATTTTACCAACATAAGCATTATCACTAGCACGATAAACATTCCAACCAGCAACATCAGCAGACTTCCAATGACCCTCACCACTAGTACCAATAGTACCACTAATAATAACATTAGTAGAAGCATCTTCAATAGTCATTAAACCGCGACCATGATTATGAATATAAGGACGCACACTAGTAAACTTAAGAGACACATTAAGATCAGCACCAGCATCATCCTTAATAAGATTACTAAGAGCCTTATCCATACGAACCACGCCGCCACTAGCCGCACCAGCATTACCACCCAAAGCAAAATTAAACGTATTACCAGCAACACTAGTAACAGTAACAATAATATTATACGCTGACTTACTAAAATTCGTTAACTTAAGACTATCACCAACAATAAAAGGACACGCCGAAGGCAACGTAACCGTAACATGCGTACTAGTCGAAGTAGCAGTACAACCACTAAAAAACTTACTATGACTATTATCAACATTAGGATCCCACACATTAGGCTTCTTATCAAGCGTAACAACATTAGTAAGAGGATTAATATCCTTAACAGTACCAACATAATAATCAGACCCAGACAACGTAGCAAACACAAACTGGCCCTTAGTAATACTCGTAACATTATTCATCGTAATAGTCTCATCAAGCACACCATGCTCACCATTAAAACCCTGAACATTATTACTCACACTAAACACACCAGTCTTACTAGCCGTAACAGAACCAGCACCACCACGCCAAAACAATTGATAATGCGACTCCGCATCAGCAGGATCACCAGCAAAACTAATCCACAAACCACCACCAAGCGCAGGCTTAGAACTCACAATACTAAGATTCTCAATATCAACCACACCACCAAAAAGAACCTCTTCACCAAGCAACTTCAACTGATTATCAAACACACGCATAATAGTCTGCGTAGTAACACCAGCAGTCGAATTAACAATCATAGCCACACGAGGCAAACCATTAGGATCATACGTCGAAAACACACCCAACACACGCTCATTACTAGCACCAGACTCAACAAACGCATCCGTATTCTCAGTACCATCACTATTATACATAGTAAACTTAGAAAACGGTCCACGACGACGCATCAAACCAGCACGATCAAACAACACATCCTGCGACCAACGAACAAACGTATCAGGAATAAGCGTACCCGGAGCAGCCTGATTCATACCCTCAATAGCACCAATCTGATTAACAAAAGTCAAACCCGCCACCGGATCACCCCCTTCTTAGTAATTCCAATCGTAAGAATCCGTCAAAATATGAATACGATCAGTACGATCATACTGCTGCATCCAAGCATCATTACGCATCTGCTGATAACGCTGCTCAAACATATTCTGAAAAGCCGCAGCCTGCGGATCATCATTAACAAGAAACGCCTTCACAAGCGCACCATACACAATAATACTATGATGACGCGAAGGAATAAAAAACGTATTAGAATCCGTATCCTGACCCGTATCCGTAGCCGCAATCGGCACACGCACATAATACAAACGATACGTCGTATCACCAGTCGGAGCCGGATACAAATACAAATCCTCACCAACAAAATAATAACGCTCAGGATACACATTAAGATTATTAATCTTATAATTCTTCTCAACCACATCCCCACGCTCAGGAATCATAATAACATCATGCGTAATATCAGTAAACGACAACACAGCATTAAGATCACTAGGAGAATTAGCAAACGAATTATTCGTAACCTTAGTAGTACCAGAAGGCACCGTCAACTCAATAACCTTCTCCATAAAAGGCCAAGGCTCACGAGTAACAACATCAAAATACGCCTCATTAAGCAACAATAACTTCTGCGCATCCTCAAAATCATCAAAACCATACAAATCCATCTCAGTATACATATCATCCAGCGTCATTACTCACCCCCTTAGAAAAACTCTTAATAATCGGAGACTTACCATGCTTACGCATAAAATGCTCCACAACCTCAACACTCTCATCAGTCGCCTGATCACCATTATACTTCAACTCAGCACGATACTTCTCCTGCGAACGAATAAGATCCTTATAAATAGCATCACCATTACGCATAGTATCCGACCTACGAATACGAACCATAACATCATCAACACTAGGAATGTCACGCCCAAATCCGCACACAGGATAAGGAGGCTCAGCACCCGGCATACGCACAAACACGCACCAATCACCAGTCTCCTCATTCTTAGCGAACAACAAACGCTCATCATACTCATTAACGGCCTGATCAACACGCCAAGCCCTAGTATCAACAGTACCACGACCCGGAATAAACAAACTAGTCATCAACAATCCCACTTTCGAAGACTCTTATTAATACGACTATTAGGATCATTAGCAGTCTTAGCAGACGTATTACGCCGCTTCATACCCATCATCCGCGCACAAAAACTCTTACGCCGAGCAGCACTCTTAGGCGAACTAGCAGCCTCTTTTGCGCTCACAGGCGGCTTCAAATTAGCGCCATGCGCCCGATTATACGAAGCGCGACCCTTAGCATTCAAACCACCCTCAGGATTCTTACCCTCTTTACGAGTCCACGCCTCCGACATATTCTACCTCACTTCTTCATCTTATTATAAGCAGCATTAGCAATAGCATAAATCTTAGACTCAGACCAATCAGGATGATCCCGCTTCAATGCCGCAACAATATTATCAACTTTCTTAGGCATTATACCTCCTTAAAAGAATGGGTGGAGAGCCGAAGCCCCCCACCCAAACCATTATTAGAAACCAGCGTCCGGAGCACCATCAACAGCGATGCTGTTAATGACGACCTGATTGTTACGACGATTAGCGCCGAGGTTCATGTAACGAGCCATGACCGCCTCGAACTTGTCGTAGCCAGTGACCTGACGCAGCGTCATACCATCAGCATCAAGGAAATGCCAGTCCTGATCCGAGAACACCTGAATGGTGGCCTCGTCAAGAATGTACATCTTGCCATACGGAGCATCAATGTCCGCGATGATCGGCATGCCATTGTACGACAGAGCCTTGAAGCCCGAGGAGTACGACAGACTGTCCGGCTCAACGTACCGAACGTCCTGACTCAGCAAGCCATAGAACTCGCGCTGAACGCCGAGCGAAGTGATGACCGAAGTCGGCATTCCACCAGCGATACGAGCAAGGTTCAGACCCTTCTGAATGTCCTCAAGCGTGAGGGCAAACGTCGAACTAGAACCACTAGCACCCGAAGCCGTGATGCGCTGATTGTCCCACCACGTAGCCGTACCAGTAGCGGTAATACCACCAAGGGACGAACCCGTAGCCGAAGCCACGATACGCTGAAGACCATCAACCTCATCCGACAACGAATACGTGTTACCCTCAGCCGCCGTCTTAACCGTCACACCAGCACGAACGATATAATCGCCCGAAGCAAGCGCAGCAGCCAGCGTCGTGGTAAACGTGATAACACCCGTCGAAAGAACGACCGAATCAACAACAATACCCGTGTAGGTAGCAGCCGACGTAGAAGCCGACACATCAAAGATATCAACAACCATACCCGGATAAACCTGACCCTTACGGATCGACTCAACGGGAACCGTCAACGTCGTCGTCGAACCAGCAGTACCAACAGCGATCTGACCATTACCAGCACCATACACCTGACGCGCAAGATCCTTCTTAAGATCATTACGAACACCATCCAACTCAGCCTTAAGAGCCTGAAGGAAAGCACCAGCCTCATTCTTCGTCTTAGCCATCGACGGACCCGTAACCTCAACGCGACCATACAGGTACTTCAGGTCATAGACAGCCTTCTCGTACTGCTGATTACCAGCCGCAGGAAGGGCAGCGGCCTCACTACGAGCACCAACACCCGAAGAACGACCCCAATGAAGCGGCACATAAGCGCGCTTACCAACCAGATCCTCCGACTTCGCCTCAAGACGCGAAAGAAGAAGAACCTCATTATTCAACTGCTCAGCAACCGGCCCAAGGTAATACTCCTTGAGAATCGTGCTCAGCGTACCAAGATTAGCACCAGCCATATCTTAACACCTCCAAATTAATTTTTTAGGAAATGTTACGAACAGCCTCCATCGCCGCCTTATGCGCATCATCCAAATTAGAACCAAAGTCCTTAGGAGGAACACTAGACGGACCACCCGGAGCAGGCGTAGCACCATGCGGCACCGCTTTAGCCTGCAAATACGAGCCAAGAAGATTCTGCTGAATCTGATGATACATCTCCTGAGCAGCAATCAAATCGCCCTGCGTAGAATACGCCAACGAATAAATAGCATCCATATCAGAATCAGTATAATTCGGATTAGTCGTCCGAATAGTCTGTTCAGCAGCCTCAATCTCCATAAGTACCTGCTGTTGCTCCTGCTGCTGCACCATCTCCTCACGGAACTGACGCATCTCATGCAACTCTTTAGCAACCTCAGGCGGAAGCCCTTCGTAACCATTATTAACCGGAGCATCCTCAACAATAGGATCATTAGCATAACCAAGTTCCTCTAAGCGACTCTGAATTTCCTGACTAATGCCCATGGCAAACTCAGGATCAGTATTCATCCTCTGCAAGAGACTAACGGCCTCCAACGCCTCGTTCGGATCAACTCCGTTCTGCGAAAACGCCTCATACTGCTTACGAGTTTCCGCAATCTCCTGAGTCTTACGAGTATAATCAGCCTGCATAGACCGATACACCTGCTGCATATCCTCAGGAAGAGTAGACGGATCAAAACCAGTAAAGGATTCCACACTAGGATTATCCTCAACCAGCGAATCAACCGCCTCAAAAGACTCGTTACTCGGAACATCAATCTCGTCCGGCAACTCGCCCGTAAGTGCTGCAACGGCACTTTCCATATCAATATCACTCATCGTGACTCCTTACAAACAAACGACTCCAGTTTATTCTGGTTGGTCGCTATTAACAACAACACTAGTAGCCTCAACAACCACAACCTCAGACGCACGATCCTCAGCAGCAGCCACCAAGCCCTCACTAAAACCACTCATTAACTCTTTCATATCCTCCTTACTAGGAAGCGTATGCACAGTCTCAGTACGCTTAGTAGCAAGACCCTGAGCCAACCGTAGTTTATCATCCATAATACCAACCACAGTCGCAAGCGTACTCAACTGCTTAACCTCAGCATCAGGAATCAACTCCTCCAACTTCTTCATCGCCTTCTCACGAATAAGCGTAGCATGATGAACAAACTCGTACGCATTAGCACGAATCTTATCATCAATCTTAGCCGGAGGCCCATCCTTCTCCCACTGCCTAGCCCAATAAGCCACAGTAGTATGAGGAACACCAGTCTCACGACTCGTCTGCCTCACATTCTTATCATTACTCACCCATTGAACATAAACGGCAGCCTTAGCATCATCGTCCCATTCAACACGAGTCTTAGCCATTAGTTACCGCCTGCTCTGCCATACTATTAGCAATCTTCTGATCAGCCAAGGCCTGATTACCCTGCAACTTCTGCAACAACTCCATCTGATACTGATCCTGAGCACCCCCAGCACCACCCTCAGCATTAGGCTTATCCTTATTATCAATAACCACAGTATCAAGCGGCGGCTCCAACAACTCTTGCGGAGTAACATCCTTAACACCACTCTGATTAAGCATCTTAGAACCAACCGTCGGACCAACAGCACCACGCAACTGAAGACTAACCTTCGGAGCATCACCCTGCGGCGCAGACTCAGCCTGAACAGCCTGCTGCGTCAACTCATAATGCTTATAAAACTGTTCCTTCACATCAAACGGCAACGACTCAAACTCAGCACTCTTCATATACGAACCATGAGTCTCCAAATGCACAGCCTTATTCTCATAAGGAAGCGGAGACAAACCAGCCTCCACACTCTGCTGAAGCATCTGCGGATCAATCGGAGCCTGAGGATCCTGAAGCATCTGCATCATAAGCGCATCCTGAGCCTGCTTAGCCGCCTGCTCATTAATAGTCTCACCATCAAGAAGCCTATCATGCTCACGCATAGCCTGCTCCTCATCAGCCTCAAACTGCATCTGAACACCCTTAAAATCAGCCATATCAAGATACTTATAAGCCTTAGTAGGACTAAGAATACCCATCTGAAGCATCTGCATCACACGAGCCTGACGACCCGCACGAGTACGAGGCAAACCAGAACCAGCCTCAACCTTAACAGTAACACCCTGAATAAGATCAGCATCCTCAAACCGCTCAACCTTAGGCTTAGAACCAGAACCCATAATAATCATCGTACGCGGCTCCTGATAGTACTGCTGAGCCAACTCAAGCATCATATTACCAGCACGTTCCAACGCCTTCTCCATAAGCATAATCTGCGGAGCCAAACGATCCGTAGCAGCCTCCTGAAGAAGATCAATAGCAACACCAGCCTCAACATTAGGAGGAACACTACCCTCCATAATCTCATTCAAACCAAACGTATCCTTCAAACGAGCACCAAGATCCTGCAAATGCTCAAACACATACGCAGGCATACTAGGCACAGGAATAGCCTCAGGAACCTTACCAGCCACCGGATTATACTCAAAAATAGCACCCGGCTCATCAGTAATACGCTGACGCAAAGAACCAACCGGAGCCAACATCTGCGGCTTCAACGTCAAATTCTTATACTCAATAATCTGCGACAACGAACGATTAAGTTCCTTCTGAAGCGGAATAGCATTCTCCACAACACTACCATCCCACAACTGACCCGGCACACGAATACCCGGAAACTTTACAAGAGGCAACTTCTCAAACGGATAAGGCCACGGAGCATCATACAAAACAATACTAGGATTCTTCGTAAACACCACAAAACGACCCTCCGGATACTTAGGACCCGGAAGAAAATACCCATAATACACAACACGAACATTCTCAGTCGTCTTAGACTCCATATTACCAAACGAACCCGGCAACTGCTCATCAGGATAACGATTAATCGCATTCGCCGGAAGACGCACACCATACCGCTCCTGAATCTCATCAGGACTCATAGGATGCACACAAAACGCATACTTACAATCCTCAAACACCTGAGCCGAATCATCCAATAACACATCAAACGGAGACAACACATCAACCTTAATATCACCCTGATAAATACGCTGCTCAAACTGCTCCGTATCAACACCCATCTCCTCAAGATTCTTCTCAAAAAAATGCTTAACCATAGGATCAACAATCGGCTGACCATCAGGACTCATCATAACCTTCATACCCGGCCCAGACTTATCATCCCAAGTAACCTTCCAAAAACCATTACCACAAATGATACTCCACATCATTGCCTCTTCACGCTTCTCCGTCAAATGAAACGCATCCCACCAATACTCAAGAAGATTCTCAGCAACCTGCGCAGCCTTCTGAGCCTCATACGAAGCCTGACCCGGCGCAGCAAAAAACTGTGGCTTAGACTTAACAAGCCGCGACAACAAAGACTGAGAATTAGGAGCAATCTGATTACTAATCAACCGCACACGATAACGAGGCTTATCACCCTCATCCGTAGGCAACGACTCAATACGCCGCGACTTACGATTATAAAACACATACTGCTTACCCTTATAAAACGCCAAATTAATCTTCCACTGACGCTCCAACAAATTCCTCTGACGCTGCAACTCATCAACACGCTTAACGAGACTGGTAGCAGGAGCGAAACCAGCAGGAACTTCTACATTGTTATTCGACTCCTCCAATACCACCCTCCTTAAATATTAAACAAACTCTAAATCACCCGGAGCAAGACCAGCCTTAGACAACAAATCATTATACTCCTGAGGAGTAATAAGACCCGTATTCAACGCCCAATCAGCATCCTGCTCATCCTCACTAATCCTTAACTGACCCATCGGAACGTCGCTTAGAGGCTGACTTCCCTCCAACCGCAACCTCTCCAACCGAACCTTCTCCTCCTCCAACGCCAACATCCGATCCGTCCACGTTTTCTGAGTCTCCAACAACGACTCCATCACGCTTAGTAACAACATATCCTGCTGCTTCCGCCAACCGAACAATGGTATCCTCCTTAACCACTTTTGTCTTACCATTAGACTGATAAGGAAACGCCCTATTAGCCAACCCAGTATCAATAGCCTCCTCGCCCGGAAAAATACGCTCCCCAGTCAAAGCATCCGCCATATTACTATGAATAATCATATTACCACATACTCCCCATCATATCATCAACAAAACGATCCTCTTTACTACCACTAGGACGATCATTAATCACCCAATCCGGCAAACCACCCGGATTCTCAGTAGGCAAAGGATCAACAAAACCATCCAACAAAGCACCAGCAGTCCTCAAAGCAATCTCCATACTATCCAAACAGTCATCCTTAGGCTTCTGAATAGCAGAATCATAATCAACCCACTCCTGAATAAAATCAGCATGATCCTTCTTAATCCTAACCTTACCAATCCTAAACAAAGGACTCATAGCAAGAATACGCTCCCACTTCTTACCCTTAGCAAACATAGGAACAACAGGAGGCATACTCGTAAGACGCTCAGTCTGCTGCACTAATGCAGCCTGATAAGCATTAGACTCAATACCAATAATCTGCGGCTTATGACGCAAATAAAACTCCTCAATCTTAAGAAGTTGCTCTGCGAATGGAATTCGCGCCGCGTACTGCTCTAGTAGAAACACCTCGTTAGAGTCTGCTACCCCAATAATTGTGATCACGAACCGGTCCGCATTAGCGGATAGGCTGATCGCTGGGTCAACTCCCATGTATTTACGCAGTTTAAGCGGTTTTCCTTCCGAATCTAACAGATCCGTGCTGTCATAATAGTGAAGCCAATCTCCGGCTAGGTCTTTGCCTGCCATGCTGTCAAAACTCGCCATGTACTCTTGTGCGAATAGCAGTGGATGATATCGTGACTTCACATACTCCCATTCTTCTTTACGGAAGTAAGGATTATCAATGCTTCTATACTCTACGCGACTATTATTCTTGTCTTCGCGTGAGTCTTTTGAGAAGAATTCTTCATAAAACCAGTTTTTCTGGTTAGGGGTGGTGGTTGTGATAAGCAATCCTTGCTTATCTGAGAGGCTTGGTCGAATAACTCCCCAAGATTCATCATTTTTGATGAATGCTGCCTCGTCCATCCATAGGATATCCAAGCCAGCACCGCGAAGTGATTGTGGATCCTCAGCAGATTTGAATTCTACTAGGCTTCCATTAGCAAATTCAAAGCGAAGACCACCCTTGTTCTCTTTTACCTCTTTACCAATCGTAATTCCCGCTTTGATACAAGCCTCGCGGAATGTTAAATACGACGGACGACCCACCTTATACGAGGCGGATAGCGCCCAAACCCATAATGGCTGGTCGCTCTTGCGTCCGTGTGCATCCAAATGGAATTGTTCTGGATGCAAACAATAAAAAAGTACTTCCCAAGCAGCAGAAAGAGTTTTTCCACCGCGACGCCCCGCTACCAAGTGCCTGAATCGTGTCAGTTTAGCACCATGCTTATCCGTATGGAATAGGATTTGATAATAATGAGGCGCGTATCCCTTTGATAGGAACCAGCCGATTTTTTCGGGGTATTCTAGGATTGTCTTTTCTAGTGCTTTTGCACTGATTTTCTCATCATTATACGAGTAGTTTCCCACTATTACTCCTTAATGTGGGCGATGCTCCGCACACTTAGGACATTTAGAATAAAAAGCCTTATTCTCAATATTACACCGATGACACCACCACGGCTCTTTGCGAGCCTCTTTGATGCGGCGTTTAGGCTGCACATTACTACCAAACATAACCTACCCCTTAACTATCTGCTTCATAAGTAAGCGAACCTCTAATTTGATCTCCATTTGCTAATCCTAACGATGGAACAGCGCCCCAAGCAAAACCAGTAGACCAATCTCCAACAAGACTTATACTATTTGAACTATTTACTTCAGCAATAAAAGCATACCTAGTATTAGTGCTAGCGTCATACACCCACCCAGAACCAATAACGCTTATTTGAGTAAATATAGAAACCGGTAAAGATAGTGTAATAGCCGTTCCTGCTGTTCCCGCGCCAGTTATAGCATACGCAAAATTCCAATGTACAAGGCGTCCAAGTTTAATATATTTAGAATAATAAATAGTAAAAGTAACCGCATTAGACTGTGAAATAGTAGTTCCACTTGTATTAATCCAAGCACCCATAGGAGTATTATCAGTATCAAGCATACTAACCCACGAAGAACCATCACAAATCTTCAACTCATTAGTATCCTTCTGAAACATCATAACACCCTCAAGCGCAGCACTAGCAGCAGGAAGATCAGCCACCGTATCAATAACAGTAGCACCAGTATTAGGAAAAGACTTAGCCATACATCACCACTTAATAATATAATTAAGTACCATAGTTGGCTGAACCACACCATGTGTACCAGTACCAGTAGGATCCGTAGTACCACTATGCGAATGAGAACCATCACCACCAACATTAGAAGTAACCCAACCACCATAAGACCATCCACCAGACGCACTAGTAACATACGCATTAGTACCAGCGCCACCAACATAGGTATTATCAACCCCACCAAAATAAGGCCTAGAATAATTATGCGCATGCGTACCACCAGTAGTAGACCAAGGATGCGTATGCGCCGGAAGAGTCTCAGCGCCACCAGCCGTACCCATCGTATTAGACAAACTCAAACGACCAGCATCAGTACCACCCATATTATCAATACCAGCAATAACACGACCACGCAAATCAGGCACCTGAAAACCACCAGACGAACCATACGCAGTACCAATAACCCCAAACAAATCAGCATAAGTCCCCGTAGTAGCATAGCCCGTACCATCACACAACAACCAACCACCCGGAGCAGTAGTACCAGCAAAAGGAATAATACCACCAACAGGAGCATAAAAAGTATTACTCTTCATCAAAGAAGCAAAAGCCGACAACTCATCAACCAAATCCTTCAAACCCGCAAAATTATCAACAACCGCATCCGAACCAGAAACAATAGTACCAACCGCCGCAGAAGCAACCGCAGCATCCGCAACAATCGCATCCAACTTATCAGTAAAAGCATTAGCCACAAAATCACCCCTCAAGCAAAATAGAATAAAAAAAAACACCCTCTACTAATAATAACACATCAAAACACACAAATCGGACATCAAAACCGTAATCTTAACAATATCTTAATAATATAACACCAAACTAAGCCAAACTCATTTTGTACAAAAAATATAAACAGTATAATTATATATGATGTGGGGTGTGTGAACGGGGGTATGCATGTGCATATACGCATACGCAGGAGCCGAGTTTGTCATATTTTACAAGGAGGAGCCTACTAGAATGATGTGATATTTTACGACGAGATTTTACGACGATGTAGAATATATTATATAATACCCTTGGTATTATATGTATTATAATCAGCCTTATAATATACTATAAGTAACAAAGTTACACTATAGTATATTATATATATATATACTACTACATAGTAGTAGTATAAGTATACTAACTATGTTAGTATAAGTTTATTGGTGTAAAGAATATAGATTAGGTAGTAATGTATTACTACTACTAATCTATGTAAATAAGCCAAATACTAGGATAATCTTTGATTATCTAGTATTGTACTCTTATACAACCTATTGGTTGTATACTTTTCTATCTTCTATCTAGTTACTAACTAAGTGCCTTTGGCATTAGTTAGTCTAGATTAAGAAGATAGTTTGTTATCTCTACTCTCTATAGAGTAGAGATAAGGGAGAATTGGCCGAGAACCTCTATTCCCTTTCATAATGATTATCTCTCTTTGTTTACAAAGAGATAATCCTTATAGAAAGGAAA